CAATCAAACTACGGCCCATCAAACATTGCAGTAGGTACGTCATTGGAAACCGATGAAGATAAGAAATTATCTCTAACGGGTTTATGGTTTAGAATGAATGATAAAATCCAGCGATTAAAACAATTAGTGGTTTTAAGTAAACGAGATAATGTTGGTGAATCTCTAGAAGATACGTTTCAAGACCTTTCCGTTTACGGAATCATTGCCCAAATTGTTTCTAGCGGAAAATGGGGTAAATAATGCCAGAAATATCCGAAGTCCGATTAACAGCCGAATGGGTTACGCAAAAGAATAAAGCCAGAACCATTGTAGGGGTAGAATATCTCCCGTCTAACAAACTTAAATTGGTAGAGGGTATCGGTGTAGTAGGAAGGCGATTATCTGCAACCTCAAGGGGTAAGGAGATGATGCTAAAGTTTGATGATGAACCCATAGTCATTACTTTAGGCATGAGTGGTGGGTTTAAAAACTTTAAAGAACGAATGGATGATTCCGTCATGGCTTGGAAACATGGCCATATTCGCTTTACCATGTCCGATGGTGATACCTTCACGTGGACAGATGTTCGAAGATTTGGTAAATCATTGGGAACGGATTGGGGAGTAAAAAGAGGACCGGATATGTTTGATGATGAAATCGGATTCAGAAATAACATTCTCAATAATATACAACACCGAGATTTTGATAAACCGGCACATGAAGTCCTAATGAATCAGCAATGGTTTAATGGGATAGGAAATTATCTACGGGCTGAGATTTTAGGTAAGTGGGGTGTAAATCCTTTCCAACCTATCAGAAATATTATTGATACTCCATTTTTAGACCATTTAATCAGCCAAGTTCGGGATTCGTATAGATTGGGTGGTGGTGAGTTATACACTTGGATGAATGAAAATAAAACTCCGATTGTAAGAGATATAACGTGGGATGAGTGGATGCAATTTTATGGTAAGACAGAATGTATGACGGATAAACAAAAGCGAACCTTTTGGTTTGATAAAAAATGGAAAAATAAATGATAAAATATTTGGTAGTATCAAATATTATTCGTATATTAGCATTGTAATAAGAAACAATCAATTAAACAAATTAAAACTTAAAACTTAAAACAAACATTATGACAGAAGTATTAGAAATGCCTATCCTATCAGGTCAACAAAAGAGAGTTATTAAACGAAAAATTAAGAAAAAGTTTGAAGATTTACTAAATCAAACATTATCATTTGAAGAGAAAATTTTAGCAAGAGATAAAGTAAATCAAATTATAGGTTCATCTCCCATAAAATTATGGTATGAACTTATAACCAATATTGTAAACGGAACAGAGTTAGTTACGTTTGAATTAACCGTTACCAAAGAAGGATTACGGGTTATTTATAAACAAGATTCACTTGGTCCTACTTTTGAACTTTATACTAAAAATTCAATCAATAATACTATCATTCAAAATGGTAAATTAGTTTTGATTGATAAGTTGGGTTCGAGTTCTGTTTACGGAAGTGGATTCGTTACAATTGGTCAATATTCAACAGAAGTGATTATAACATCAAATGATTCAAATGGTGATAGTTGGAAATTTAATGTTCTTACTAAAGAGTTTGATGAAGTTGACCCATTAAAAGATTGTAATTTTAAAATTGAGTTATTAATCCCATATAACCCTAAAATGGGTGGCTGGAAAAATTATATTACTCAGCTTAGAAATATTATTGAAGAAGTTGATTCTAAAAATATTATAAGTGGCAGAGAATACAAATTTACAGTAAATGGACTTGAAACTACAACAGATAATTTATCTCTTTCAGAAAAAATTACCCCAAAAATAGTAACATGGGTAGATGAAGTTGGTACATCTAGACAAACTTGTCAATATACTACCTTTAAAATTAATGGAAAGGAAACTAACAAAGTAGTGATTGATTCCCCATCATGTAATGATAAAATCTCGTCAATAACATTTGAGATTAAATCAATAGGTAAAATTGATTCATCTTATAAACTAAGTGGATTTTCCGGCGATAAACCAATGTTGGTTGTGTATTATAAAGGAACAAATCAAATTTGTTTTATGATACCAGTTAGACCAGGTAATGGTCAAATTTCACTTAATAATATTCTTATTGAAGCTGAGGTTGATAAAAAGGAAATTGGATTGTTTTTGCAATCTACTGACAAAAGTACAGGTATTACTCCTAATTTAAAAAATGAATTACTTGAAAAATTCAATAATTTACTTTTAGGAAGGTATCCAGACACCGAATTAGTAGAATTAATGGTTCAACTGTTTGTGATTGATATGATAATTAATGATGCAACAATTTTAGGTGATGCAATTAGAACTAAAATGGGACTTGAGGTTATGAATTCAATGGATATTGCAACAAGAGGAAGTATCGTTAAACCAGAAGTTTCCAAAGATTCCGGTAGGTATGACATAGTAGTAAATATGATTTGGGAAACAAATATGGAACTTACATCAGAAACACCCAGATTTGTTGGTGAAGTTAAAAAGGTTAATTTTGGTAGAAACGATAGAAATCAGCTATTTTGTTATGCTCTTAAAGATTCATTAGTAACTAAAGCATGTGGAATTTCAGTAGATGTTACATCATCTGCTATAAAATCATATGGTACTGATATTGATTCAATCAAACGGGCAGGTTCGTTACCTAATACTACTTTTTACGATTTATTAGATGTTACCAAATATAATTTTAAAAATCCTGCTATTTACGAATATTGGTTAAATCAAGCTAAGAAAAAAATCGATAATAAATAAAAAATCTTATACGAAAATCGGTAAATCGTATATTTATACTTACACACCGCGAGTAGGAAACACTCGTAAATAAAACCTTAAAACAAATTAATTATTAACCTATGTAACTATCTGATAATCAAATAGTTACGATTAAAACTAAACTTTAAAACAATGGCATTAGACATTAACGCGATTAGAGGTAGACTAAATAAACTACAAAACACACAAAAGAAATCGGATGCATTATGGAAACCGACACCTGGTAAATCACAAGTTCGTATCGTACCGTACAAGTTCAACAAAGATAATCCATTTATCGAACTTTATTTTCACTACAACGTAAATAACAAAACTTACTTATCACCAATTTCATTTGGTAGGCCAGACCCAATTGTGGAATTCGCCGATAAACTGAAAAGGATGGGCGATAAAGAGGATTGGAAGGCAGCCAAGGCTATGGAGCCTAAGCTAAGAACATTCGTTCCCGTAATCGTTCGTGGTCAAGAAAATGAAGGAGTTAAATTTTGGGGATTTGGTAAAACTGTATATCAAGAAATTTTAGGATATATTGCTGATCCAGATTACGGAGATATTACCGACCCAACGGCTGGTAGAGACTTGACAGTAGAATACGTATCAGCAGAAGATGCAGGAACGTCTTATCCTACTACTACATTGAGAGTTAAACCAAATCAAACTCCTCTTGCAGATGGTACAGATTTACAGAAATTTTTAGATACTCAAACTGAAATTACTGAATTGTATTCTGAATTATCTTATGCGGAATTAAAGAATGTATTGGAAGGCTGGTTAAATCCAACAGCAACTTCGGATGATACTGATAGTTCAGAAACAGAACAACCACAGTCATCAAAATCAACAACACCTCCGGCAGGAAATGATGCACTTGATTCATACGAACCACAAACACCGGCTTCTAGTAAGAAGACTGATGATGTTGCGGCTGCGTTTGATGACCTTTTTAACAATTAACAACCAAATAATTTATGGCAAAAAAAGAAGAATTGGATTTAGCCGATATCCTCGCGAGCGAGCTAAATAAACAATCAAAAGACCAGAAGGTAGCATTCTTTTTGGATTCAAACGAAGCACCTACAAATGTATCGGGTTGGGTATCCACTGGTTGTGCCATGTTAGATGTAGCAGTTTCAAATCGGCCTTATGGTGGATTACCGGTTGGTAGAATTGTTGAAATTACAGGATTAGAACAATCAGGAAAATCATTAGTATCGGCACATTTACTTGCAGAAACTCAAAAGTTGGGTGGTGTTGCAGTACTAATTGATACGGAAACCGCAGTAAGTAGAGAATTTTTAGAAGCAATCGGTGTGGATGTTTCAAAATTACTTTATGTATCTGCAGATTCAGTTGAACAAATCTTTGACTTCACCGAAACTATTATTGAAAAAGTACGTGAAACCTCCAAAGATAGATTAGTAACTATTGTAACGGATTCCGTTGCAGCAGCATCTACTAAAACGGAACTTGCATCTGATTACGGTAAAGATGGTTATGCCACTGATAAGGCAATTATCATCTCTAAAGCAATGAGAAAAATTACGAATATGATTGGTAGACAAAAGATACTTTTAGTTTACACAAATCAGCTTCGTCAAAAGATGAACGCAATGCCGTTTGGTGACCCGTGGACAACTTCTGGTGGTAAAGCACTAGCATTTCACGCATCTGTTCGATTGAGATTAAAAGGCATGGGACAGATTAAAATGAAAGTTGGTGGTAATGATAAAATTGTAGGTATGAAAGTTCGTGCACAGGTGGTTAAAAACCGCATGGGCCCTCCATTAAGAGCAGCAGATTTTGATATATTCTTTGATAGGGGTATTGATAATTATGGTTCTTGGTTAGGAGTGATGAAAGATAATAAACTTGTAAAGCAGGGAGGTGCATGGTATGAATATACTGACACTGAAAGTGGTGAAGTTATTAAATTTCAATCGAAGGATTTTATTCCACTCATGGAAGAACGAGTAGACGTTAGAGAACAAATTTACAGACGAATCTGCGAATCTACAATTTTACAGTACAAATCAGATACATTAGACCTCGATAATATGGAGATTGATGAATCTGGTCCTGGTATGGATGATTAAAACAAAACACATTGAAAGCAATATACAAAAATATTTTAGAATCGGTTGAGAATGAACACAATAGTAATTCTCCCAAAACAAGAAACTCACGTGTTCTTATAATTGATGGATTAAATACATTCATCCGTTGCTGGTCATCTATTCCCACAATGAATGATGATGGCGACCATGTCGCAGGTGTAACGGGTGTCTTAAAATCAATAGGTTACGCTATCCGTCAGGTTCAACCGACTAGAGTTATTGTAGTTTTCGATGGTAAGGGTGGTTCTCAAACGAGAAAGAAGAAGTTCGATGGTTATAAGGCCAATCGCGATACCAACAAATTAAGAGTAAATCGCCAATATGCAGACATGATGAATGTTGAAGATGAACGCGAATCTATGAAAAGACAATTTGTTTGGTTAGCAGAGATGCTACATCAATTACCCGTAACTACCATGATATACGATGGCGTTGAGGCAGATGATGTAATGGCGTATATAACTACTCAGCTTTTGAAAGAAGATGAACAGGCGGTGGTAATGTCAACCGATAAGGATTTCCTACAATTGGTTAATGATAGTACTATCGTCTGGTCGCCCACCAAAAAGAAGATTTACAACAAGAAAGTAGTAAAGGAAGAATTTGGGATTGAATCAAAAAATCTTTTACTATACAGAGTATTAGATGGCGATACATCTGATAACATTCCTGGTATTAAAGGTTGTGGTATTAAAACCCTTGTGAAACGTATTCCTGAATTGACTGAGGATACGAAATTAACGGTAGATGATTTGTTACGGTTGTGTGAAGAAAAGAGTGGTAAAGTCAAATTATACGATGATATTCTAAAGGCAAGGGAACAAATTAAAATGAATAGAGAATTAATGCAATTAGATGACCCGGATATAAGTGGTGTAATCAAAATGAATATTTTAGACAAATTTAACGAACCCAACAATCAACTAAACAAACTGGACTTTATGAAAGTTGCGTTGAAGTATAAGGTAGTTAATAGTTTCGGAGATATTAATGATTGGTTAAAAGCAACATTTGGTAGTTTAATTGTAAAATAAAAAAATAAATCACGGAGGAAAACCTATGAAGTGCATAAAAAATACAAAAACTGGAAATATCACCAGAGTAACTGATATTCAAGCAAATAAAATGGTAGGTGAACAATGGAGTTACGTACCAAAATCTGAATGGAAAGCCCAGGAAAGACCAACAAAACAAATCAATAAAGAAGAAACCAAACAATAATGCAAGATATAGACAACTTAGCCAAATACGGACAAAGTTTTCAATCAAAAGTTGTATCAGCATTATTGACCGATGGTAAATTCTTAGACCAAATATCCGAAATTGTTACTCCGAAATTTTTTGAATCGGATGCGAATAAATGGATAGTTAGTGAAATTATTAACTATCATACCGAATATCGTCAAGCACCCACATTGGATGCATTTAAAGTGAGTTTATCAAAATTAGATAACAAGGGGTTGCATACAACGGTCGTTGAACAACTACGTCATATCTATACTCAAGTAGGAAATGTAGATTTACAATACATTAAGAATGAATTTACATCATTTTGTAAAAATCAAAATCTAAAACAAGTAATACTTCAATCAGTTGATTTATTAAAGGCAGGTAGTTATGATAAAATCAAAGACCTAGTCGATAAGGCAATGAAAGTGGGTATTGAATCTGATTTAGGCCACGATTATGTTTTAGATTTCGAATCTCGTGCAACTGATGAAAAGCGAGATACTATACCAACTGATTGGAAACCAATTACAGATATAATGGATGGTGGCCTCGGCCCTGGTGAATTAGGAGTTGTAGTTGCACCATCTGGAGTTGGTAAGACATGGATTCTGACCGCATTGGGTGCATCCGCAGTAAGGGCAGGTTTAAGTGTAGTTCATTATACTATGGAATTATCCGAACATTATGTAGGTGCACGATATGATACGGTATTCACTCACATACCATCTGCAGATTTACGCGAGAGAAAAGAAGAAGTTCAGGCGAAAATCAAAGGGTTAAAGGGAAAACTACTAATAAAGTATTATCCACCAAAGGGTGTAAGTGTAAAGAAATTACAGGCACATATTGAAAAAATGATTTCATTAGGCAACAAACCTGATTTAATTATAGTAGATTATGCAGATTTACTCCTATCACATTCCAACAAAACAGATTCAACTTATGCAGAACAAGGTGGAGTTTATATCGACCTTAGAGGTATGGGTGGTGAATTGAGAATTCCGGTATGGACCGCATCACAAACAAATCGTTCTGCAATTGATTCAGATGTCATTGAGGCAGATAAGATAGCAGATTCTTATGCAAAGGTTATGAACGCGGATTTCATTATGAGTTGGAGTAGAAAATCGAAAGATAAATTAAATAACACTGCAAGGGCTCACATTATGAAAAACCGATTTGGACCGGATGGAATTACATTTCCTTGTAAAATGGATACTAATACTGGTTTTATTGAAGTATATGATGCATCTTCATCCGATGGTATAATTGCATCCAAAGAAGCTGCAAATGGGCAATTGGTTCAAAAACAATTACTACATAAAAAATATGTAGAAAATATGGGAGTTTTAATACCATTTGTATTATCTTTTATTGGGTTTCTATAAAAATATGTAGAAAATTTGGGTGTTTTTAAATTCTATTCCCTATTTATAATAAATAAGGAGATAAAATGAATAACTGTATTGTATGCAAATGTGAAACTAAAAACAAATTGTATTGTTCTCGTAAATGTTTTAACACCAAAAGACCAAATATGGT